GTGTGGGGCGACGACTGGGCCGGCGTCGACTCGAGCCCATCCGGGAACGAGTTCCTCGCGTTCGACCAGACCGACTCCGACCCAATCGAGTTCTTCGACCAGCGCCGCGAGGTCCTCGGATCCGCGACCGGGTTCTGGCCGAACACGCTCGTGCTCGGCCCAGCTGCATTCCGGGCGATCAAGAACAACCCGCTCGTGCTCGAGCGCATCAAGTACACGCAGCGCGGCATGGTGTCCGAGGATCTCCTCGCCTCACTGCTCGAGGTCGACCAGGTCTTGGTCGCTCGCGCCGTCTACAACTCGGCGAACGAGGGGCAGACCGCGGACATCGGGTTCATCGCCCCGACCGACTCGGCGCTGCTCGTGTACGCCGCGCCGGACCCGGCGATCGACACGCCCACGGGCGGGTACACGTTCACATGGTCGAACCTGATTCCGGGTGCGACGAACGAGATGGGCGCGGTGATCGAGCGTGGCCGGGAAGAGCTGGCGCACTCGGACATCTTCCAGGGTCGGATGGCGATCGACCCGGCGATCGTCGCGCCGGCGCTCGGCGAGTTCTACACCGCCTGCAGCTCGAGCTGATCATGGCGTTTCAGGCACTGAAGCGCACCAGGCTCGGCGCGCACGTCTACGTCCGCGGGGACATGTTCTCTGAGGATGCGGATCCGGCGCGTCTGGCGCGGCTTGTGTCGCTTGGCTTCGCTGCCGAGGTGTCCGAGCCGAAGGGCTCGAAGGCGCCGCCCGCGAAGCCGGCCGAGTCCAAGCAGCCCGCGAAGGCCCCGGCGAAGCAGCCGGCGGCCGCTAAGCAACCGGCCGGGAAGCCTGCAGGCAAGGCACCGGCCGGCAAGGACGCCGAGAAGGCAACGCCAGCAGCCAAGCCCGCAGGCGACGGTAAGCCGCCCGCGAAGCCGGCCGAGTAGCCCGTGTCCTGGTCGTACTCGGGCGACCCGTCCGCGACGCCGCTCGACCAGACCCGGTTCGAGATCCAGGACACCGACAGCTCCGCGCCGCTCCTCCAGGACGAGGAAATCTCGTTCGCGATCGAGACAGAGGCGCCCGATCTCACGCCCGGTCAGCTGTACGCGGCGGCGGCCAGGTGCTGCGAGGTGCTGTCGCGACGGTTCGCGATGCAGGCCGACCAGACGGTTGGTGACACCGAGACGGCGTACGCGAAGATGGCGGTCACGTACGCGGAGCGGGCGGCGGAGCTGCGCGCGAAAGCACAGGGCGCGCACTCCCCGTCAGCGGGCGGGATCACGCATACTGGGAAGCGGATCGCACGATCGGATCCTGACCGGATCCAGCCGCTATTCCGCCGCGGCGAATTCAATAACCCGTATGTGGGCGGTGACCGGGGCTGTCCGCCGAGGCCGTGATGCTGGCGTACACGCTCAACAAGATGCTCGAGTCGCAGCTCGCGGTCATCGAGCGGGACATGGGCGCCACCCTTGACGAGCACGGTGGCGAGCAGGCGGCGGATTGGCAGCCGCTCGGCGCCCCGGTTCCGTGCTCGTTCTACTGGCGGAAGGAGTCAGGGCGCGGGCCCGCGAAGCAGATCGCCGCGCCGCAGCGCGAGGTTGCGGTGTCCGAGGGCGGGATCATCTTCGGCCCCGGCACCGACATCACCGTGAACGACCGGGTAGGGCAGATCCTGAACCCTGACGGGTCGCTGCAGGTGGAGGGCCCGTTTGTGGTCCAGGCCGTGTTCGACTACGGCGACCATGTCGAGATCGGGTGGCTCTCACCGTAAGTCCTTGGAGGTACAGATGGCGAAGCTCAACTGGAACGGAGCGAAGATCGCCGCCAGGACCCAAGCCGCGTCCGTGCTCGCCGTCGACCGCACGATGAGCGAAGCCGTGATCGAGGCGAAGGCAATCCACCCATGGCACAACGTGACGGGCTTCACCGAGGGGTCCATCGCTGTGATGCAGCCCGCGACGGTGAGCGGCGAGAAGGTGAGCGGCCGGTGGGGGTCATCCGCTGCGGACGCCCTGGACCTCGAACTCGGAACGTCCCGCATCGGGCCGACAGTCGGTGAGCGCGAGGCAGCTTCTCCGGAGGGGATGTGGACGATCGCTGGCCCGGAGCCCCAGCCGGGCGTCCGCGTCCGGCAGGACTTCACGATCCTGCCGCCCGGGACGATGCCGGGGCAGGGTGACTTCGTCACGCTCCACCGCCCGAGCGAGGGAGAGGGGCCGCTCATGGAAGCGCGGCCTTACCTGCGTCCCGCCGCCGACGCCCAGTACAAGCTGCTCGGCCGGCGGATCGGCCAGGCGTTTCGTGGCGAGGACCTGACGTGAGCGACCCCAGAGCCGCGGTCGTCGCGTACCTCCAAGAGCACGACCACATCGTCGCGATGGTGGACGGCAGGATCTTCCGGCCGAAGCTCCCGCAAGCCGAGGATGAGTACATGCCGCGCGCGTGCATCATCGTGTCCGGCGCCGGCGGCGTTGACCTGTACGCAGGGTCGTATCTGCCGCTGTCAACCCCGCGGATCGACATTCGCTGCTACGGGTCGACCGGGCTCGAGGCGGACAACGTCGCGCAGGCGTGCAAGATGGCTATGAAGCGGCTGCGCGCGGGGGTGTGGGCGGACACGAAGGTCTACTGGGCGAAGATCAGCGCGGACCTGAACCCGCTCGTCGACGCCGACACCTTGTGGCCGTTCTCGCTGATCAGCTGCCAGGTGCAGGTCGGGGACTAGCGGTCAGTCCCACACGATTTCGCCGACGAGGTCCGAGTGCACCGTCCGCGTCAAACCCGACGGGTCCATCCAGCTCACCCACGGGTGATGCGCTTGGCACCACACCGCGGTGATCTGACCGCCTGACCGCAATCGGACCGTCGCGCCGCCCGCTGGCTCGCCGTCGGCCCCGTCGACGACCCGCAGCTGATGGAGCTTCTTCTGCGCTTCCGCGACCGACCCCGGCATCAGACGGCCACGATCCGGATGTACCGATGGAACTGCGCCATGTCGCGGACCAACGAGTCGGCGCTAGCTCGCGTCACCGGTCCCCACCGGCTGACCACGCTGCCCTCCGGGCCATCGAGAACCTCGACCCGGACCAGTTCATCCAGCACTTGTCTTTGCATGCCGTCAAGTCTGCCACCCGCCTCCGACAACTCCGAAAGGACCCAACCCCATGGCCGCCCTCCAAGCCCAGCAGATCAGCCAGCAGGGCCTCACCCCCAGCCTCGTCGCCGCCACCTCCGGCGGTGACAGCTTCGAGCCCGGACCCCACACCTTCCTCTACGTCAAGAACGGCGGCGGCAGCTCGATCAACGTCACCGTTGACACCACCGCAACGGCGTTCGGCGAACCGATCTCCAACGTCGTTACCGCGGTCGCTGCGGGCGCCGAAGCGTTCATCGGCCCGTTCCAGCCGGCCGAGGTGGAGCAGCCCGGCACCGGGCAGGCGGACATCACCTACAGCGCCGTCACGACCGTCACGATCGCCGTCCTCACCTTCTAAGGATGTAACCTGGCCCGCAGCGGCGCCGAGGCGCTGCGGGATGGCCCAGCGGCTCAAGGCAGCCCCATCGGTGGTCCGCTTTCGGTGGGGAAGATCCCCGGTTCGAATCCGGGTCCCGCGGCGATTCGCCTCGGCGTGATCGCAGGCGAGTCGCCCGTCGCACCCCGGATTAGGGAACGGGCGCTCGTCGCCTGCTGCGCGGACTCTCTTAGGACGCCTTAGCGCCGAGATCCGCGGGAGGCCCGTCCGGCGGCACCGGGTGAACCAGTTCCCACGGCCCATCCGGATCAAGCAACACCTCCGGGGATGGGTCTGATCCAACGGGGGCGATGAACAGCGTTGCTGTCGCCGGGTCGATCCTGACCTCACGCGCGTGACGCCCAAGAAGCACGAACCGAGCCTACATAGGAGGCGAGAGCATTGCGATTGATCTTCGACCGGCCCAAGGGCTTCGTACTCGTGGTTGACCACCAGACCGTCAAGGGCGGCGACAGCTTCGAGGTGTCCGACGAGCGCGGCAAGGAGCTGCTCGCCCAGCCGCGACTGCACCTGCACAAGGCGCCTGACCTCGAGCCCGCCGCCAAGCCCGCTGGCCAGGCGAAGCAGCCGACCGCACCGAAGGCCCCAGCGAAAGCCGCCTCCAAGCCCGCGGCCCCCGACCCCGCAGCGAAGGCCGAGCAGGCCACCGCACCCCCGGCCGACAAGCCGGCCGCCCCGCCCGAAACCGCCTAACAGCACCTCTTCCCCCGGCCACACCGCGGCCGGCAAAACAGATCTGAAAGCCCGCGGCCATGAGGCGAGGGGCGTGTCCACCCCCTGCGAAGGAGGCACCCCCTCATGCCCCAGCAAGTCCACCCCGAGATCCTCGCCGCGCCACTCACCCTCTGGCTCGGCCCCGTCGGCACCGCATTCCCGCTCATCGACGCCGCACCCGGCACATTCTCCGACGCCTGGACGATGGTCGGCACCAACGGCGACGTCAACTACGACTCGACCGGCATCACCGTCACACACAACAAGACGTTCGCGACCTGGACGTCAGTCGGGTCAACCGCGCCGATCAAGGCGTGGTGCACCAACGAGGCGCTCGAGATCGCCGTTGTGCTCGCCGACCTCTCACCGGAGCAGTACGCGCTCGCGATGAACGACGTGCCCGTCACAACCGTCGCCGCCACGTCAGAGGTTGCGGGGGAGATGGACTTCCCGCTCCTCGGCGGCTACCAGGTCGCCACGTTCGCCCTGCTCGCTCGCGGCCTGTCCGCGGTCGACAACACGCTCAACGCCCAGTACGCGGTGCCATGCGTCTACCAGTCAGCTAACCCGGCGCCGGTGTTCAAGCTGGGCGCCCCCGCCGAGCTCGCGCTGACGTACACCACGCTGCTTGACCCGAACGGAAACGGGTTCGGCGAGTACCAGCAGCAGACCGCCGCGAAGACCTGATCCATGCGGGATCGGTCTGGCGTTCTGGCGCGCGCCGAGCAGTTGGAGGCGCGCGCCCAGGAGATCAAGGCGCAGATGCGGGTGCTCAGAGACGAGCTCGCGCACGTCAAGCAGGAGCAGGCGCGGGTGCTCGGCATCGAGGTGGTGCCGAAACGCCAGCGGTCCGGGTTCCGCCCAGAGCAGGCCCAACTCACACAGCCCAGGAGGCATAGTGGCCACACAGACCAGGAAACGCACAGCCCCGGACGCCAAGCCGCCTGAGGACAAGGAGCCGACGGTCGCGCATGCGCCGAAGAAGGATGAGGACGACGGGGTGCTCCTCACCCTCTCGACGCTCGCGCCGAAGCGGCCGACCATTCGGATCATCACCGAGGACCACCCCGTCGGTCGGCTGTATGAGATCAAGGTCCGCGCGGACTTCGGGATCCGCGACCAGCAAACCCTCACCCGCGACGGCCGCGAGTGGAACGCGCTGTGGAACTCCGACGAGGAGCTCTCAGACGACCAGGCGGACCGGCTGAAGTTGCTGCTTGACCGCATGTTCGACAAGGTCCTCGACGCGCCCGCGACCGTCCGCAAGCAGGTCGGCGATGAGCACCGCGCCGAGGTGGTCACGGTTTTTACCAACGCGCGGCTGTTGATGACAGCGATGGCGCAAGCGAAGGCACAGGCGGAGCAGGAGAAGACGGACGACCAGGCGCGGGACGGCTCGACTACGGCGAGCTGATCCCGCGCCTTTCGCGTTTCTACGGGCCCGCGCCCGCACCGGATGGCGACTGGCTCGAAGTGCCCGAGCCGATCTTCTCGTGCTACGTGCGGATGCTCGGACGCATTCAGGCGGAGGAGGCGCTCGCTGGCCGGGCGACGATCGCTGCCGGCAGCGGCGCGATGGAGAAGGACGACCAGAAGACGTGGCTGCGTGAGCAGCGCGCGAAGACCGGAAGGCGCAGGCAGACGCGGAAGGTCGGGTCGGTCAGCGAGATCGCCGCGATCGGCATCAAGGTCAAGAAGGGAGGTGAGAGCTAGGTGGAGGATCTTGGCCAGGCGGTACTCGAGCTCGATGTAAATCAGAAGCCGTTGAATGTTGGGTTGGCGAGCGCGGAGCGGCGGACGGCGGCGTCGGTTGCGGCGATGCAGGCGATGCTGGACAAGGTTTCGCAGGCGTACATCACGCAGGCGAAGGCGGCGGTCGCGGCGGCGGATGTTGAGATCGCGGCGGCGGACAGGGTGACGGCCGCGTATTTGCGTGAGGCTGCTGCGGAGAGGGCGGCGCGGGAGGAGCGCGGCGGGATCGGGGCAGCCCGGGCCGGGTCGGTTGATACCCGCCAGATCTCGGAGCAGATCGCGTCGGATGTGTCTTCTCGGCTTGCGCGCAGTTCGGGGGCCGGGGTCGGGATGTCGGCGGTGCGGGGTGTGCGTGGCCCGAACGGTGGCGGGTTGACGAATCCGGTGGTCACGGTGTTGGAGGCGGGGAAGTACGCGCCGATGGGGTCGATGGCCGCTGCGGTGTCGGACGGCTCGTTGAACGATCAGCAGCAGGGGACCGCGCTCGCGTCCGCGACTGACGTGCAGGCGTTGACGAGCCAGATCTCAGACTTGGCGGACCGGATGTCCCCGGCTGGCCGGTTGGCGCAAGCGGGGTCGGCTGGGATCGCGAGTCCGGTGGTGGGCGCGCCTGGGACGCCGGCCGGGTCGCCGACGGCTGTTGAGGATGTGCAGACGGCGACGCTGCTCGAGCAAGCCCTCGGGCGGCTCGCCGCGCTCGACGACGCGATGCAGGCCCATCCGTTGATGCAGGCCGCGCGCGGGGAGACACCAACGGTGTCGCGGGCGGTCACGACCGTCGACCGGGATGAGACGACAGAGCGCACCGTCCAGTCAGGCACGGGCGATCTGATCGACGCGGCGGAGGATTTGAAGCAGGCAGCGCGGGATCTCGAGGCGGCCGCTGTCGCACGTCCGCCCGCAGCCGGCGGGTCGGGTGGCGGGTCGGGTGGGAAGCCCCCGGTCGCGTTCGGCGGCGACTTCGGTGGCGGGGAAGGACCCGGCGGTGGTGGTCGTGGTGGCGCGCGGATCATGCGGACGCTGCCCGGCGGGAAGCGCATCGAGCCGGACCAGAGCAACGGTGGTCTGAGCGACGCGCTGACGTTCGCGAACCTGTTCAAGGGCGACCAGGGTCGCGGCGGCGCTTTCGGCCTGCCCGGGTTCGGCTCCGTCGGATCGTTGGCCGGGCTTGGGCTGGAGCATTGGATCCTGTCTGGGCTCGGGGTCGGGGTCAGCGCAGGATCGGCGGTCGCCGGCGCCGGGCTGCTCGGCACCGCGGGCCTGACGTCGATGGCGGTCGGGTCCGGCGCGGACATGCTGATCAACAAGGACACGGTCACGCAGGCCAAGAACCTGTACACCAACGTCCAAGCCTTGAATAAGGCGATCGCCGTCAACGGCGCCGGAAGCAAACAGGCCGCCACAGCGCAGTACGCGCTGAACCAGCAGTGGGCGCAGCTCGGCGGCGGCGCAGGTAAGCAGGCGATCGAAGCGCTCGACACGTCGGCGATCTCGCTGCAGCACCTGTTCGACACCGAATCGGGCGGCGCAAGGGTCCAGTCCGCGGACCTGTTCCAGCAGATCCTGAAACTCGGCACCAGCTACGTGCCATTGGTGACGCAGGCCGCGGAGCAGAACCTCAAGATCACGAACGACAGCCTCCGGCCCTTGTTCTCGTGGCTCGAAGGGCCTGAGGGGATGGGGATCATCCAGACCCTCGAGAACGCGTTCAAACGGGATCTGCCCGTCTCGCTGAACGCGTTCGACATGGGCATCGAGGACTTCCTCCGGCTGATGGCGGTCGCGTCGCAGTACACGGGCGGGCTGTCGCGGGATCTCGACAACCTGTTCACGGCGAAGAACCACGAGTCGACCGAGCAATACGACCTTGAGGTGCAGAAGCTCGTCGGCGACCTCCACGAATGGGACACGCTGTTAAAGCTGTTGGCCGAGGACGCAGGCGGCATGTTCAAAGAGGACGCCGGCACCGCGAACAGCATCGTTGACGAGCTCACCCAGATGCTCGAGGAGCTCCACAAGTGGGAGCAGGGCACCACCGGCCAGACGCAGCTGCAGAACGTCTTCTACGTCCACAAGCAGGAGATCGACTCGCTGCTGAAGCTGCTGCCTGAGCTGACATCCGGCTACGGCGCGTTCTACCTTGATGTCGCCCCGCCGTTGGTCAGGGCGCTGACGGACATCTCGGGTGCGGTCACCGACGTTTTGAAGGCGATCGAGAAGATTCCCGGCGGCGCTGACCTGCTCGGCCTCGCGATCGTCCTAGGCAAGCTCGGCGTTCTCGGGCCCGGACTGCGCGCCACCGCGAGCGCGCTCGGGCTGATGACAAAGGCCGAGGAAGCGAACGCTCCCGCAGCCGCGGCCGACGCCGCCGCGAGCTCGGGACTGGCGGCGAGCGAGACCGGTGTCGCCGCTGGCGGCGCGGCCGCGGGAGCCGGCACAGCGGAGGGGGCAGCGGGGGGCGTCGCAGCCGGCGGGATCCTCTCAAAACTCGGGAGCATCGGAGCCAGGGCGGGCAGCGGGATCGAGTCGGGTGGTCTCGCCGCCGGCGGCATGCTCGAGGGGATTGGACTCGGTGGCGCTGGGATGGGCGTCGTCAGCGCAGCCGGCGCGATCGCGCCCGTCGTGACCGCTGCGCTGCCGATCATCCTCGCCGGCGGGGCGGGCGTTATCGCCGCGAAGCTGATCGCGAGCGCGCTCGGGATCTCCGACGACTTCGCGAGCACCAGCACCGTGACGGCGAGGACTGGCGCGAACGGGTTCAAGACGCAGCCGGGCATCGGACAGGCACCGAAGGGATACGGGATCGTTGGGCAGGCGATCACCGACGTCGGCGGCGGCCTACTGCACGTCCTCGGGTTCAACACGGCCGACACGCTGGAGATCAAGGAGATCGGCGACTTCGCCGACTACTCCACCACCCAGCTTCAGAAACTCCTCGCCGAGGTCAAGTCCAGCAGCGGGGTGACGTTCAGGGTCAACGGCATCAAGGAGACCCAGACCGAGTTCGATCAGCTGCTCGAAACGCCGCTCGCGAAGAAGTCCGAGTGGGACAAGGGATTCGACGAGGCGTGGTCTGACGTCAACACGTTCTACCGCGACACCGGCAGGACGCTCGGGGATCTGAACGACGACTTCCAGTCGAACATGCGCGCCATCGTGCAGACCCTCGGCACCGGGTCTGCCGCCGGTAAGCAGCTCGTCGCCGAGAACGTCCAGAAAATGGTGTCGTCGGTGACCGCGGGAATGGTCAGCGGCAAGATCTCAGTGGCCTCCGGGATAGCGGCGATCAACAGTGCGCTGAAGACCGGGATGCAAGCCGGCGCCACGACCTGGAGCACTGACTGGCACGACATGATGTCGACCGTCGACGAGCTCTACGCCGCCCACAAGGTCGACACGCAGCAGTACGTCTCGGACGTCCAGTCGATCCTGCACGAGGGCAACCAGCGGATCCTGCAGGACTCCAACGCCACCTATACGCAGATGGTCTCGGATCTGAAGACGCAGCTGCAGGAGGGTCAGATCACCCACCAGCAGTTCGTGACCAAGGTCGCCGCCGCCGAAGCGACGATGCACACCACCGCGTCGGCGAACATGAAGTCCTTCGCCGACGCGGTCGTGGCAGGGATGGCGTCCGCGGTGGATCCGAGCGCGAAGGGGATCGCTGGCCTGATCGACAGCGTCAACAAGGCGCTGAAGCTCCTCGGGCAGCCGCAGCTTTCGGGCATGCAGGTGGTCCTCATGGCCGCGTCCCCCGCGTCGAGCGCCGCGTCCGGCGCGGTGTCGGGGATCGGGAACCTGTTCGCGTCCGGTGGTCTGATTCAGATCGGCCAGCCCGGAGAGAAGGGCCGCGACTCGATCCCGCTGAACGTAGGCGGGTATCCGATCAAGGTCGCACCGGGCGAGAAGGTCGCGGTCATCAACACCAATCAGGAGCCGATCATCGATCGGGCGCTCGCCCGCGAAGGGTATGCGGGGCTGCCGGGCCTGTTCCAGAACGTCAAGACCCCGAACTACATGGCGTCCGGCGGGTATGTCCCCGGGTTCGCGGGGGGAGGAACGCTCGACTACTCGCAGCTTGAGGGGCTGTGGAATGAGGGCGCAGCCGCGATGGGCCACCCGAACCTGGATGCCGACGCGAACGTGGCGGCCGCGATCGCCATGGCCGAATCAGGCGGCCGGGACGTGACGAACAGCATCGGCGCCGCCGGCTACTGGCAGATCTACGGGCTCCCGTTTGCCGGCAACCCACTCGTGCCGCTCACCAACTCGGAGATGGCCGTCGCGAAGTATCTCGCCCAAGGCTGGGACGCCTGGGTGACCTACCAGACGGGCGCGTACAGGCAGTTCCTGAACGGCGCCGGGCCAACGTCGCCAGGCGGAGCGCTCGCGGACATCACGGCGCCGAGAGTGAAGGGCACCGGGGCGATGGCCAACATGGCGACCGGCGCCCTCGGCGACATCGCGACCGCAGCCAACGCGTACCTCGCGAAGTTCGGCGGCGCGGGCGGCGGCGCGGGCCCGGGCACAGTCCTAGCGCCGGCGGGATCGTCTGCTTCCACCATCGAGAAGGCGATGATGGCGGCCGCCGACGGCGTGATCAACCTGCCATACGTCTGGGGCGGCGGCCACGGCTCTTTCAGCTCAGACGGGTACGACTGCTCCGGCCTCGTGTCGTACATGCTGCACGCCGCCGGCCTGCTCGCGTCGCCCGAAACGACCGCCGGGCTCGCCTCCTACGGCGACCCAGGACCCGGCAAGTACATCACTATCGGCGACCTCGTCGGTGGTGAAGGCGGCGGCCACACCATGCTGTCGTTCTTCGATCACTTCATCGAGTCAGGCGGGCCGGCCGGCAAGAACTACGTGCACTGGGACGACGGCTGGTCGCAATCCTTCCCGATCTACCGTCACCCGCCCGGCCTCGCCGGTGGCGGCACCGTCGGCGACTTCGGGGAGGTGTCCCCCGCATACCTGCTCGCCACCAACCCGGCGCTCGCCACCAACCCGGCGTTTCAGGCTTACGCGAAGTCCAAGGGCTATCCGCTCGACACCTCCTCGAGCGGTGCTCAGGTGCAGGCGGCCGCGAAGAAGCTCGCGTCGGCGCCGAAGAAGACGACACCGAAACCTAAGCCTGGCAAGACGCTCGTTGGGATGGTCGACGGTCCCACCCAGGTCGTCGGCGCCGGCCCCGCGAGCCTCACCGGAGCGGTCGGGACGGGCCTCGGCGCCTCGGGAATCCTCGGTGAGAACGGACCGTTCCCATTCCAGACCGAGGACCTCTCATCGATCAGCTCCGCGATCGAAGCGATCTTCTCGTTCGACGGCGGCGACTCGACCGGCGTCAGCCAGGGCACCGGGACCAGCGACGCGATGAAGATGCAGGACCTCATCAACTGGTACACGGGCACCGAGTGGGTCAGCGCCGCCTATCCCACGCCGAACTGGTCAAGCGCGGGATCCCCGTCCGATTTCGTTATCACCGAAACAGACCCGACGACAGGGAACACGACCGGCTATTCGATCTCGCCGAACATCAACGAGGTGGTGCAGGAACTCGGGCAGGTCATCGGCTGGTACACCGAATGGATCGGCGACCTGAACCAGGCGTCGCGGATCTCGACGTCGCTACTCCCAGCGATCCAGAAGGCCATCAGCCGCCGCGTCGCGATCGTCAAGAAGATCAAGGCGCGTATCGACGCGAACGTCGCGAAGATCAAGGCGCTGCAGGCGAAGATCGCCGCCGAGAATAAGCTGAAACTCCCGTACCCGAACGCGAAAACGACGGCCGAGAAGCAGGCGAACCTCGCGTTCGACACGGACCGCAAGGCGAAGATCGCCGGTTGGAACAAGGACATCTCGTCGCTCGAAGCTGAGAACGTGCTGCTCGGCGGATCGAAGACGTCGGTCGGGACTACGGGCGAGCTCGGCAGCATCACCGGCGAGCTCGGGTCGGGTGCGACCGGCACCGGCGCGCTCGCCACCGCCGAGGGCACCGGAGGATCGTCAGCGACGGGCCTGTACGCGCTGCAGGGAAACGTCGAGTCGTGGATCGCGACGCTCGGCGGATCGGGCGGCGCCGGCGGCGACATCGCCACCCAGCAGCTAACGCTTCTCCAGTACCAGCAGGACCTCGCCGCGCTACTCCCCGGCGCGAACGCGGATCTCGCGAGCGACCTCGCGCAGCTCGCGAACTCCTCCGCGACCTCCACCAGCAGCACCGACTCTCAGATCGCATCGTTGCTACAACAGCAGCTCGCGACCACCGGCGAGGAACTCGCCGTCTCCCAGCTCCAATATCAGGCGCTCGCGGAGATGCCACCGTTCGGCGGGTCGTTTCTCACCGGCGGCGTAGTGCCCGGCATGCCCGGGGAGGCCAGGACGATCATCGCGCACGGCGGCGAAGTCGTCACACCCCTCGGCGGCGACGGTCCCATGTCGCACGTCACGCACGTGATCGTCGAGGACGGCGCTGTTGACCCGAAGAAGATCCGGGTCATCGCCCGCGACGAGGTCAGCAAAGGCACTCGCGCGATAGGCCGCAGAGCGGCGCGCAGGCTTCCCGGGCGTGGCGGCGGCCAGCTAATCCAGACGCCCTAGCGGGGCGCATCCCAGATTTCGTCGTCCCCATCCCTCGACGGGAGGCAATGCCCATGACTTCGCTCCCAGTCGGATCGGTGGTGCTGGACCCAGCGCAGATCGCGACGAACCGGACGCCGCTGCAACTGAACTCAGGGCCGATCCGGGTGGGCGACACGGGCGACGGCACCACCGCCATCGACTGGGGCACCGCCCAGATCACCGAGTACGCGAGCGAGCAGCAGCAGTGGGGGTCAAGCGTGATCGACTACCGGGTACCGAACCGGACGATCACGATCGGGCTGCTGCTCGGAGCGGACGACTCCGGCCAGTACGAGACCGCCCTCCAGCAGCTACGACAGAAGACGGCGCTGCTGCAACGCGAGGGCGGCTGGCTCGGCCGCTCCTCAAGTTCGGGCCAGAACCTTTACGCCGACATCGTCGACGCGACCCTCCAGATCCCCGACGCGTACGGGGAGGAGGGCGGCTTCGAGCCCGACGTGCAGCTGGTGCTTACCTGCCTCCCGGACTTCTACGGGGATCTCATCACCCTGGACACGCTGTCGGGGACGGGAGAGATCACGACCGTCCTCACGCAGGGCGGCACGCCGGCGGTCATCGCGGGGGATTATCCGGGGCGGGCGATCATCGACGTGGTCGACACGTCGGGGCACACACAGTTCGGGTGCGTGTGGGCGTTCCAGTCGCGGTATTACAGCGCGGCGACGTCCGCGGCGCTCGCGTACAGCGCTGGGACGTCGGGGCTGATCTCCCCGGCGTCCGGGGCGAGCGTCGCCGCGCTGTCGGGCGCCCGTGGCGGCGAGGCGATCACGCAGCCGTCGGTCAGCTCGTCGGCGTTCACCCCGATCGCTCACTGGCTTCTGACGCACGAGGGGACCTACCGGTGCTGGGCGCGCGTTTACACCGCGAGCAGCGGTGTGAGCGTCCAGCTCGGCTGGCGTCCCGGCGACGGGTCGAACGGGCTGATCTACGGGCCGGAGGTCCCCGTCCCGGGGGCCAGCGCCTTCTACCTGCTGAACCTTGACCTCGTGCGGATCCCGCCACCGTCGATCGGTACCCCCCAATGGTTCGGGGAGATCCTCGCCGAGGCGACGTCTGGGACCGCGAGCGTGTCCGTGGACATGATCTACCTGCAGCCCGTCGACGAGAACGCCGGCTGGCTTTCCGGGCAGGAGACGACCGATCCGGTGATTCTCGCTGACCTGCAGGCAGCGCTCCGGTACGACGGACCCGTCCGCGCGCTCGCCGGAGGGTCGATCTACTCGCCGGTCGGGATGACGTTCGGGGACCTCCCGCGGATCCCGCCGTCCGGCATGGAAGCCAGGCAGGTGCAGCTCCTTACCAAACCATCCCGCGGAGATCTGCAGACCTACCCCGACGCGGGGACAGACAGCTTCGAGGCGACGGTCTCCTACCGGCCCGCCTACCTCTTCCGACTCTAAAGGAGGCCCTCAGCCAATGATCATCGAGCTTGGTAACCACGCCCCACACAGGGCGATGGACAACCATCCATGCGTCACCAGGATCCACGTCCCCGACTTCGACGACGGGTCAACTCACCCTGACGCCGTCTACGAAGGCCGTCATCCTCACGACCCCGCGCCGAACGGCGAGCCGGTGGGAAAGCTGAAGACGCCGGGGCCACGCCTCGGGGGTTACACACACAAGGTCGGCGGGATCACCGTCTCGGATTTCAAGACGCACCGCCAGGAGGCGGAGGACTACCGCGGCGGGGTCACGCGGCTCCCTGATCACGAGGCGCTTCTGGCGATCACCAGAGCGTGGCCTACGCAGAGCATGGAACGCCCCGCGTGGCTGCGGGTCGTCGCGGAGGAGATGACGGACCCGAAGGTCACGAAGGACATCGAGAAGTTCCTCACCGAGTTCTACGGCTGCCAGGGCGGCGCGCCCGCAGACCTCGAGGACCGCTACTGGACGAAGTGGGGACCCCCCGGCGACGGGCCACGACTCCCCGCTCTGCAAGCGCTATTCACCAACGATGGGCGCACCCAGCAGGCCGTCAACTATGCGGGCGGCCAGGTCGGCGCGACTGGCGCGGCGACAGCATCGTCCTCAACGACGCTCACCAACACGGGCGCATCATGGACGACAAACCAGTGGGCCGGCTACCGCGTGTACGCGACCGTCTCCGGCTCGGTGATGGTGTGGGGCAACGTCATCTCCAACACCGCCACCGTGCTGACCGTCGACCGGTGGTATGCCGCTGCGACCCCGGGCGGGTCCGCCGGGTCGACACCATCCTCGACGGCCACTTATCTCATCGCCGACGGCGGCGTCGTGTCCGCCTGGTTCGTCGGGCTGACCACCACCAACATCACACCCGCCGCAACGGACCACTCAATGTCGGGCGAGTACACCACCGCCGGCGGCGGCTACGTCCGGAAGATCGCGCCGTACGCGCTCACCTCCGGCACGTCGCCGATGACCTACACGCTCACCCCGGTCTACACCGGCAACGGATCGGACACCTACCCGTCGACGTTCTACGCGATCAACGCGTGCAACAGCATGGTCGTGTCCGACTCGACGCTCGCGATGAAGTTCGAAACGTCGCTGTCGGCGTCCGCGACGGTCAGCGCGTCGGGTGACCAGGTCAACGTCACCGAGACCGTGACCGGGTCATAGACCATGGCTTTGTACGCGGTTACCACCGGGAAGGTGACGTTGACGGCTTCGGCAACGAAGTCGCTGGTGCTCGTGAACCCTGCGACTCCCGCTTTCAAGGTGAGGCAGCTCGAGGTGTCAATGGACGCATCGGCCGCAGCCGCGGGCGTCGAGTTCGACCTTTACCGCACGTCGACCGTCGGGTCGCCTGCGGGGTCCGCCGCAACTCCGGCGCAAGCGGACGAGCGGGACATCGCGGCGCAGTCGACTGCTCTAACGGCGCTAACTACCGAGCCGACGGCGGTGACCGTGATCGCCTCCTACTATCTGCAGCCGTTCGGCGGGGTGCTCGTCGTGCCGTTCCCTTACGGGGCGGAGGTCATCGGGAAGGGCGGCGGGAACCGCATTGGCGTCCGGTACGTCACCCCGTCCGGGGTGACACCCGACTGCCTGCTGAACCTATGGTGGGAGGAGTAGAAGCCGGTGGCTGCCGCGCTCGACGAGGCGCTCGGCGCCGCCGCAACCGATTTCACGTGCGCGTATGCCGTGGCGGTCGGGGAGCTCGTCGTCGCGTGCGCCGCGGACCTCGCATCGACCGTCTCCACGATCTCGGACACCCCCGGGAACACGTACTCGGACGCATGCTCCGCCGCGGGCAGCGCGAGCGTCCCCGGACCGGTGATCGCCGCGGCGATCCTGACCGCGGCGCTGACCACCTCGTCGACGATTAGCGCGTCGAGGACGGAGGCAGGCGTCGCCGGCGCCAGCTTCACCGGATGCCTGAACGCTCCGTACGCGACCGCGGCGCTCGCCGACAGCACATCCACGACAACCCCCACCCTCACCACAAGCGCCTCAGTGAACGCCGGGGACCTCGTCGTAGGTTTCGCCGCGGCCGTCGGCTCCTTCGCATCGCGGACGTGGTCGACCCCGTCCGGCTGGACCGCGCTGAGCACCTACGGCGGCAGCTCGAGCACGATGGCGATCGCGATGTTCTACCTCATCGCCCCCTCCACTCAGACGTACACGCTGAACCCGACCGCTAGCTCGTCCGAGAAACAGGGGCTCGGTATCGCCGCGTTCCCCGCCATCAGCTCGCTTCCCGCCCCAGCGCCCACGAATTACGCGGCAGTCTTCCGGGGGATGTACCGGTGAGGCAGGGCGGCCGCACCGTCCCCGCCCCCTCATGGGGACGCATCCTCAGGATCGCGGGTCAGGCGAACGTCACCGCCAGCGACACGAGCACCTCGACCGACAGTGCGGCGGCGACGCGTGTTATCGGCCGCTCTAGCGCGGACGCAAGCGTCTCGTCGGACTCCTGCTCGTCGTACCTCCCCGCGGCGGCCAGCGACACCAGCACGTCATCCGACAGTGCGACCGCAACAACCCAAGCGGCGCGCACCTCGACCGATACGAGCGCCACCAGCGACACCGCAGCACGCGCCGTCGCCGTTCCCGTCACGGCCACGGACACTTCCGCGTCCACCGACGTGGCGTCGCGCCACGTCACCTTCGCCCGCACCACGTCAGACATGAGCGCGTCCGCCGACGCCAGCGCGCGGACGGTCACGCTCCCCGCCTCAACGTCCGACAGCAGCACCAGCACCGACGCCGCTGCCGCGGTCCTCCTCGCCACCGCCGCCGACACGAGCACCACCGCGGACAGCGCCTCCCGGACCGTCACCTATCCGCGCGCCACCACCGACACGAGCACAACCTCGGACTCCGCCAGCATCGGCCGCTTCCTGCAGCGCACCGCATCAGACACGAGCGCCACCACCGACAGTCTCGTCCGTCAGCAGTCACTCCCAAGAACCGCATCAGACACGAGCGCCACCACCGACACAGCGGGGCGGCAGTTCGCGCCCGGCCGAACCGCATCGGATGCAAGCTCGTCCACAGACACCGCGGGCCGCGGGTTCCAGGCGCCGTCCGCGGCGACCGATACGAGCGCCACCAGCGACACCGCAGCACGCGGCGCCCACGCCACCCGCACGGCCGGCGACACCAGCGCATCAAGCGACACGGCTCACCGGACGGTCGCACGCAACCCCGCAGCCTCCGACACCAGCACCTCGACCGACAGTGCGAAGCGCACCACCATTAGGCACCTCACCGCCGCTGACACTAGCACCACTGCGGACAGCGCGGCCTCTGAGCATCGACGAAACGTCACCTCGTCAGATACGAGCACAAGCACAGACACGGCGTTCGTGCTCGTCATCGCCCCGACACGGCAAATCATCGTCCGGGAGAAACCGCCGCTACGTCTCCAGCTCGCCGTGCAAACCCCCGCCGGCTACCACCAGCGTCTCGGATACGACGATCCCAACCCGGCGAACAGCCCCTCCGCGCTCACGTTCACCACCACCATGCCCGGCGGGTTCGAGAACGCCAGCTTCACCCTCCAACGCAAGATCGGGCAGTCCTACCCTGACCTCGAGCTCCTATCCACCGTCACCGTCCTCGGCGCCGCCGGCGAAGTCGCATGGCAAGGACGCATCGAGGAACTCCCCGACGTCGGCGGGGACCAGTCGCAGATCAACCCGCAATGCGTCGGCTGGCAATCCCACCTCGCCGACGACGACAGCGCCCGCGAGATCTTCGTCGACACCAACATCACCGAATGGGAAGGCCCGTCCGTCGCCCGACAGCTCGCAGGAATGGAGGACCCCGAAGGCGCCGTTGTCGACCAAGGGCCCTCCGTCGCCCCCGACTACACGAACGGGTATCCGTCCCTCGCGCTCGCTTTGCAGGGGTCGTGGAGTCAGGCGCAACTCGTGGAGGGCTGGTACGACGGTCACGGCATCCCAATCGGGTTGCTGTACGCCGCGTGGGAAACGAACGGCGCGTTCACGCTCACCGGCGGCGACGCGTTCGGCGCCGCCCTGTTCCTTTGCACCGACGACACCGGCGAGTCGTACGACGAGATCAATCCGATTACGACCGCGCCAAGCTCCGCGACGCTGTACGCCACCACCACGAGGCCGTGGGCGCTCGTGCAACTGTGGAACGACACCATTCCCGGCGGGCAGGACGGAGTCACCTACAGCCTGTTCATGACCGCGCTCGCCGTGTACGGCACGCACGGCCTGCCGCTCTACGGCACCGAAGGGCCAACCGAATCCCAAGGGCTCCTGGCGTCAGACGCGATCGCTTATGCGGTGGGCCGGTGGGCGCCGAAGATCACCTACACGCAAGGGGCGAGCGGGACGATCCAGCCATCCGCTTTCGTGATCCCGCAGCTCGTGTTCCTAGACCCCACGACGGTCTCGGCGATGATCCAGCAGGCCGTCCAATACGAGCTGCTCGACTGGGGGGTGTGGGAGGAACCCGTCGGCGTCTTCCCCGCTCAGCCATGCTTCTACCTGAACGCTCGCGGGGCACGCGCGAACTACTGGCGCGCCCGCACGGGCCCCGCGCAACTCCAGGAAACCGGGCAGCAGGTCTCGAGCCTGTACAACGGCGTCGTCGTCCAATGGACGGACGTCACTGGCATCAACCGGTCCGTCGGACCGCCCGGATCGGGCACCAACTACACCGACAGCTCGCTCGTTACCACCGACCCCGCGAACCCCGCCAACCAGGCAGGAATCAACCGGTGGGGGCTCGTCACCATGGGCACCTCAACCCTCGCCGGTGCGACGCAGATCGGCCAGGTGTTCCTCCAAGAGCAGGCTCTTCTCAACCAGTCCGGGCAGGCGACCCTCACCGGCTACGTTGAGGACCAGAACGGGATCTCGTGGCCCGCGTGGATGGTCCGCGCCGGCGACTACATCACGTTCACCGACGCGCACGACACCACCCCCCGCCGGATCGTGTCCACCAGCTACGACGACACGCAGAAGGCGAACACGCTGCAGCTCGACCAGCCACCCGACGCGCTCGACGCGCTGCTGCAGCGCATGAGCGTGGCCCTCCAGCCGATCGGATTGTCGTGAGCGCCCTGTCGCCGTTCTTCCCGGTGGTGAACAACCTCGGGCAGCAGCTCATCGTCTCGACCGGCACCAGCGCGTTCTACGCGAGCGGCGGCCTGAGCTACATGCAGGTCGTCGTTGAGCACGGCCTGAACAACGCGCCCGCGACGCTCCCTCTGCGGACCCCGGTTTGGTACGACATCATGCCCACCCCGTCTGAAGGGTTTTATTGGGGTGGCGTGATTTACGCCTATCAGGAGGCGGACACGGGGAGTTTCTACATGCAGGCCGCGAACCCGTCCGGGACGATCGAAGAGGGCGCTTACGGGTTCAATTGGATCGCGATCGGGTGATCCGGGCGCCGTTAGCGCTTTGCGTAGCGTCTGCGCGCCGTCTGCCGCGCTGTCACGCCCCTGGGCGCCAGGGTCGACCAAGACCAGCCCTGAGCTGTTTCGCCGTCTGAAACGCCGCGAGAGCGCGCAGCTTCGCGGCGGCATGTGGAGGAGCAGTAGCGGGCGTCTGAGCGGAGGTGCTCAAGGCTCGCGTCGCAGCCGGGCCGCTCGCACCGTCGCATGGCGTTGAGGCTAGCTGCGAGTTCGGCTGCACAACCGTCTTTCTCTCTCAAGCCCTCGCTCCAAAGGAGTTTCTATGAAACGCCTCGCTGCTGTCCTCGCGCTGCTGTGCGTGTTCCTGGTTGCGCTCGCTGCGTGCGGTGCCACCTCGGTCACGCGCCCGCTCACCATCCGGGCGCCTGAGAAGAGCGCCGCTGTACGGTGCCCGCCGCAGACCGCGGTCATGGGTTGTGCTGACGGCGTCGCCGCGAAGCCGACGCCCCCGCCGCCCGGAAAGGTTGGCGTGACCGCGCCAGTCACGGGCTGCATCTATCCGGACGTCAGCCAGTGGCAGGGGCATCCGGATTGGGCTGCGGCCGCCGGCCATATTTGCGCTGGGGTGGCGAAGGCGGGCGAGACGGTCGAGGACCCCGACTTTGCGTGGAACGTCGCGACGCTCCGGGCGCTGCACATTCCGTGGGGCGCGTACTGGTTCGTGTCCGCGTGCGGTGAGGGCCCGGCGTTTGTGCGGGTGCTGGACTCGGTGCATTTCAAGGGTGATCTGGATGCGTTGCGGCCGGTGCTCGACATGGAGATCCCGGCCGCGCGCGGGTGCGCGGTCCCGATGGCCGCGGCGATCCACAAGGCGTTCGGGATCGAGCCCGACATCTACACGGCGCCGGGAACGTGGCCGGGCGGCTCGAGCGATGGTCTGCCGGTGTGGGAGGCCGATTACGGGCCCGTGCTCGGCGCGCTCCCGTTCGCGGCTCATGTGGTCGGTTGGCAGGAGTGGTCTCCGCCGTACCGGTTTTTGTTCGAGCCGGGGCTTGGGTATATCGACGAGTCGCTGTCCCGCGGGTATGCGGCCGAGCGGGCGTTCCCGGCGAACCCGCTGGCGATCTACCCGGTCACGCGGTTCCTGCTCGCTGGCGGCATCCGCGCGTCGGAGCGCGGCACCATGAGCACCTGGCGCGCCGCGCGATGCGCTGACCCCGTGCGCCGCCCAGTGTGCCGGTCCAGCCGGTCTCACGCTCGGCTGCTCAAGGCGCGCCTCTGGTACGTCGCGCACCACCCGCTGCGGGGTGGGAAGGCGACGTGGGGTTATGACCACCGCGGCGCTCGATATCAGGGGCTCTCAAAGGTGGTCGGGGGATGACCGCGCGGGAAGAGATAGCCGCGCTGCGGGCTGAGGTTGCGGAGCTGCGAGCCGAGGTGGCCGCCCTACGCGCGCAGGGCTCTGTGCATCACCACCACTACCCGCCGCAGCCGACACCTCTCCCAGCGACCGCGCCCATTCCGGGTGTCTTGCCACCGTGGAGTCCGAACATCTGCCGGGTCGGGACGCCTAACACTGGTGGCTCGCTGGTGCACTCATGAACTGGCGCGACGGGGACTGGCTCGACGTCATGCACACGCCGCCATCACGCGGGTTGTGGTGGTGCCCTGAGCAGATCGCGAGCGACTGATGGAAGCGACGCCCGGCGGTTGCCCGCTGTCCGCGATCGAACTCTCCGCGGTCGAACTCCTGGCCGAAGGGCTGGCGTACAAGGAGATCGGCGCGCGACTGAATCGGTCGCCGTCCACGATCCGCACTCATCTGCACCACGTCTACGTCAAGCTCGGGGTCAGCGATCGCGCTCAGGCCGTGCTCGCTGCTACTCGCGCGGGATGGATCGACTCGCCGGACCTTGACCCGTACGCGCAGCTGACGCTTCGTCTCGCTCGCGCCACCGAGGAGCTGTGCCGCGCGGTCCGCGAGCGGTCTAAGCTGACCGGCCCGCAGCGCGCGTATCTGAGCGCGTTCGACGCGCTGCTTTACGCGCGGACGGATGAGGACAAGATCGCTGCGCGTGAGGGCATGCAGGCGGCGCTCGGCGTGGTTCTCGGTGACGCGGGCGTGCCGGACCGTCCGCGCAGGCAGCGTGATCTGGTGGAGCTGCTCGTCGGCTACGCGGACCGGTTCGCGGAGCCGCGATTGAGGAGCGCGGCGTGATGCAGGGGCGCCGACTTGCCGATGGCTGGCATTACCACCGCTCAGCCGATGTGGCCGCATGGGGTGATCCATCACCCGCAACGGAGCCGTGCCAGCCCGGCGACTACTGGAAGCAACTCATGGCCACGCGCGAGGAAGCAGGCGACGCCCCGCAAGCCACGGGCCCGCGCAACCGCGACTGGTACTGGACGATCTGCGACCCGCGCGGCTCGCTCGGGATGATCACCACGCACGAGGTGACCGAGCACCCCGACGGCACAATCACGGTCCACCCGTCGATCCTCGATCCCAACGGCTGGCACGGCTGGCTCGAGCGCGGCGTCTGGCGGGAGGTCTGATGCGCATCGTCGTTCTCAGCTACGAGGCCTTCCAGGAGCGGCGGCGCGGGTTCGCCGGCGAGGATTACGCAGCGTGCGGCGGCTGGCGCGGGGGCGCGTGCCCCACCGGCCACTGGTGGCTCCGGGACGGCGAGCTGGTGCCAGCCTGATGCTCAAGACCCTGAACCCCGACCCGTCCGTCGGGTACAGCGCCGACGTCCGCGCGTTCGTCAAAGCGACCGGCACCAAGGCCGTCGTGCTGTGGGGTGCGACGCTCGCCGACCTCGAACCCGAACAAGGACAACTCGACCTCTCCCAGTTCGCGATCCTCGACGAACAAGCGCCGGTCGTTCTCGCTGACGGGCTGCGGCTACTGATCGCGCTCGAATGCTCGTACCCCGCGTGGGCATGCACGCCCGGCACGCGGGTGCCGGCGGACCTCTCGCCGTCCGGGCCGTGGGCCTCCTACATCGAGCTCGTGATGCGCCGCTACCCGAAGGCGCTGATCATCGTGCTCAACGAGCCGAACTTCAACGGGATCCCCGCCGATGCGTGCGCGGAGATGATGAAGACCGCCGCCGCGGTCGCGAAACGGTGCGGCTGCTCGCACTTCCTCGCGCCGGCGAACGCCGGGAAACTCGGCCCCTACACCGGCGACGTGCTCAAAGCGCTCGGGCACGGATGGACACCACCCGCAGGCGTGACCGTCGGCTGGGCGATCCATCCCTACGACGACGTGCAAGCCGGATCGGTCAACGGCATCAAAGCCACCCTCGACCTCCTCGCCAAGTGGGCGTGGCACGCCGGCCCGAAGGTCTGGTGCACCGAAGGCGGCTACCTCTACAAGACCGCCTGCTCCACGCCACCGCCGTACCCCGCCGACCCCGCCACCTGGTCCTACGTCCAGCAAGCCGCCGACGAACACACACAGCTTGCGCACGTCCGCTGGCACTACGACTGGAGCAAGCAGTCGGGGAAGGTCGAGTGCTGGGCCAACTACGAGCTGACCGACTCCCTCTGGAGCGGCTGGGCGTCCGGCTTCAACGCGCACGACGACACGCCCCACCCGCTCGCCGGCGAATGGGCCGACCTCTAAACGAGACGGGCATGCCCTCGGTCATACCCAAAGCCACCGTCGAAGCGGCGCTCTCTGACCCGCACGTCGCGGATCTCACCGGCCCGATGCAAGCCGTGTTCGACGCGCTCGCCGACGCGACCGGTGGCTACCGCAGCCAGGACTACACCGCCATCGCTCTCACCCTCGTCACCCCGGAGGAACCAACATCGTGACCACCGTCCATCTCGAAACCCGCGGCATTGACGTCTGCCTCGGCAAGCGCCTTGACACCATCAGCCCGGGCCCGGACGCAATCCGGATGGCGGACGTGCTGAAGCTCATCGCTCCCAGCGTCCTGAAGCACGTCGTCTCCGGCGACCTCCCGCCAGGCCTCCCGACCATCCCGACCAGCGGGTGGGGATGGGGATTCGAGTTCGGACAAGCCGGCTGGGGGATGGACGGCAACGGCCCCGCACAGAAGGGAAGCAACCTGCCGCCCAGCTCCGTCGCCTACAAGCAAGGCGCCGGCGACTGCTGGTGGGCGATGTTCCTCCACCGGCTACGGCTGTGGGCGAAACTCGCCAGGCGGCCGATCCCCAACGTCTCAGATCTCACGCTCCTGACGCAGTACTCGGCGTACATCGCGTCGACGAACAACGGCCAGGGCTACAACATCCATACCGGAGCGAACGACCTCGGCACCGACCCGCTCGCCGCCTACGCGTTCCTGGCCAAGACGCCGTTCCATGACGATGCGGGCAACAAGTACCCGGTCGGCAAGCCCGTGTCGCTGACGCCCGGGAACGTGCAGGAGCACATCGTCTCGACCTACCTGTTCCAGGGGACCGGTGTTGGCGTGCAGCTCCAGCAGGCGCAGGTCGACCAGTTCGACCAGCGCCAGCCGCTCGCCTATGTGAAGGGCTCGCCGGTCGTCGGCGGTCACGAGCTGCTGCAGGCCGGCCCGGACGGCATGGTCGAGTGGGGCGAGCAGATCCCCTACAGCCCGTCGTTCCTGGAGGAGTGCAACGACCAGTCCGAGGCGACGTTCTCGGTCGAGATGTTCAACGCGGTGACCGGCGAGGACGCCACCACGGCCGACGAGCTCGATGTCGAGAAGTACGTCGCCGCGTTCACCAGCTCCACCTGACCCTCTACCAACCCTCAGTCTGACCCTCAACTCGAAGGAGAGACATGCCCAAGATCAACCTCAATCAGCACGAAATTCTCAGCGTGCTCGCTGCAGTCGTCACTGTCGTCGTCAGCGTCGTCCCGTCGTGGTCGCCCGATAAGCAGGCGGTCCTCGCTGCCGGCGGTCTTCTCGTCAGCGGCATCTTCGCCGTCATCGGTGTGGCGAAGCGGCTCGCTGATTCGCACGTCAGCCTTGCGCTCGTCATCGCGGACCTCAAGTCGACGGTCGAGAAGATGCTCGAGCAGCTCGTCTCACAGCAGTCGAAGCCGGCTGTCCGTCGGCCCGCGAAGCACCGGCTCGCTGATGCTCTCCCTGCTGTAGATCCGGCTGCGGCTCCCGTCGACCCGGTCTCGCCGGCGCCCGCAGCACCCGCCGCGTAGCACGATGAGCACGGATGCCCACAAGGATCTCGCAGGGCTTGGTTGGGGAGATCTCGGCCGCTTCAAGGCGGCCGGGCGCTTCCCTGACGACTATCCCGCGGACACGCTCACGTTCTACAGCCCGCGGGATCCTGGCGTGCATGAGGTGATCCTCTGGACGCTTCTCCAAGCCCGTCACTCGATCGTCGTGAACATGTACGGACTCGACGACGACGACGCGGTCGAGCTGATCGTCGAGGCGACTCGAAACGAGGACCTGTACGTGCAGCTCAACCTCGACTCCACGCAGGCTGGCGGCGTGCACGAGCGGGAGCTGCTGCAGAAGTTCAACCACGACGAGATCGGGAACAGCGTCGCTATCGGCCGCAGCATCCATGGTGCGATCTCGCACCTGAAGGTGCTGATCGTCGATGGGCTCTATCTGGTGGATGGGTCGACGAACTGGTCCGAGTCGGGAGAGCGCAAGCAGGACAACCAGCTCACCCTCAGCCGCGAACGGCCCCGGTGCGCGGAGGCGCGTGCGATCGCGGACCTCAATCACGACGCGATGCTCCAGCAGATGCGAGCCAAGAGCGCCCGGGGCCGGCTGGTGCGATGAGGGCGCTCGCGATCATTGGTTGCACGGTCGGCGGTGCTGGCGTCGGGTTCGTTGTCGGCATCTTCTGGCCGACGAAGGGCGCCGACGATTTCGGTTTCGGCGCTGCCATGAACGGCGTGTGTGGCGCGTTTCTCGGCGGCGTGGCCGGGGTTGTCGCCGGGGCGGTTCTGTTCGCGTGATCCGCTGTCGCGCCGGGTAAGACCTTCGTTCGCGAGCCGTCCGCCTGACGCGGCGGCCTGACGGAGACATAGCCGCGCCGCTCACGACCGGGCGGCGTGGCGATCTATACCGAGAGGCGATCCCTCCTGGCCCCCGTCTGGGGCTGGGAGGGCTTTCGTCGTTAAGGCTCGATGTCGAGCGTCGGCGAGGAGGAGGCTTGGAACTTGGCCACGAGCGCGTCGCGCTCTGCGCGACTGAGCGGGGGCTTGGGGAGCGGTGCGCTGCCGCTCATGCGCGGGAGGTAGGTAGGTGGCACAGCGAAGACCGGGTAGGGCCTCACCGGTCCGCCTTGCGCGTAGTAGCCCAGCGCCTGCTCGTAGTGCTGCCTGCCTGCCTCCGCGAGCAGGTCGTCGGGCACGAGCTGGCCGTGCTCCTTCGCGGCGTCCTCCAGGTGCTCGAGCTTGCACACGTCCGCGGCGTGCTCTTGGGCGAGAGCGCGGATCGCCGCGTTCTTCGGCGACGCGTACTCGTCGCTGGTCGCGAGGAGAACGACTTGGGCGTAGCGGGCGCGGAAGCCGGTGGCGTGCACGAGCAGCCCGATCGGCGCTGGCTCTTCTTTGTGGCGGATGTCGACACCAGCGGCTTCGGCGACGTCGCCGGGCTTGAGCGACCCGTCGTGATCGTTCGCGGGGACGCCCCACGCTCTGACCGCCCCGGTGACGACGTCGCCGTTCCACCAGTTGGCTCCCTCGGAGAACCTGGCGAGTGCGTAGAGGCCGCACTCACAGTCGGGGTGGGGGGCGGTATGGCCGCCGTCGGAGAAGCCGAGGCAGGTTGCACAGGTTGCCTCATTGACCCCCGGTGTCCAAGTGCCGCCTATGCCCGTCGAGCCCAGCTGCCAGTCGGCGATCTGCCATGCGCGGTAGCCGATGAACGCGCCGTGAAACGTCGGGAGATCAACGGGGTCAGGGTCGGTGCCCGCGTTGTGCGGTGGGATGCTGACCGACTGGCGGATCAGGTCCGTCAACGCTCCGACGGCGCCGCCCGGATGCACGATCGCGACGCGATCGTCTATGTCCGCGTTGAGCCTCCACCCGCAGCCGCGGCATTCCAGCTCAACGCGTTCTCTCGTTGGCATGGAGAAGCGCATCATCTGGACGTGGACGTCACGGCAAGCGCCGCAATGAGGGCAGCGCAGGGCGGAGGGGTTCACGCTCCGACTGGCTCCTTCTCCCGGTCCGGCACGACCACCGGCTCCGGTTCACGGTCGGGTATCGGCTCGGGTGTCTGCTCTGGTAGCGGGTCGCGGGTGACGCGGACCGGTATGCCTTTCCCAGGAAGACCCATCGCCCGAATGGTGGCAGACCGGTGTGACGCCCTCGGCTCGGGTCGCCGCGGGGGGCTAGCAGCTGGACGCGGCGGCCTTGTACCAAGCCGGCAGCTCTCCGATGGCGATGTCGTGCTCGGCGGCGACGACTGTGGAGTAGGGCTCGGTCTCCTCGATGTTCCGTAGTACGCACGCGCATTGGGTGAACGTGGGGCCGGACTGCTCGCAAGTCACGTCGAACGCCGATTCGAACGAGGATGGGTACTGCGACTCGTAGCCTGCACCTGTGTTGCCGGTCGCGCCAGTTCCGGTGTTGCCCGTGAAGCCGGTGCCGGTGTTCCCGGTCGACCCGGTTGCGCCCGTGAAGCCGGTGGCTCCGGTCCCGGTTGCGCCGGTCGCGCCCGTTGATGCGGGCGGCGGCGTGCTCGGGGTCACCGTGACCGTCTTGGTGGCGCCCCCGCATCCCACCAGGGCTACAGCGGCAGCGGCGAGTAACGCGGCTGCGAGGTTCTTCATGGTCCCTCCCCTCGTTGAGCGGCCTGCGATCAGTTGCGCACCTTAGGAGGCCGACCTGCGGATGGCCACGGTGCTGAATCCACTGCTTGGAACGAAGCAGTACAGCCGCAGATTGGCGGAGTAGATCGTGTAGTGCTTGTCGATGCAGGTGTTCACGAACCCATCGGTTCCCTGATAGATCCGCTCGCCGGGACTCCAGATGCGGGAGCTGAATACCTGGCCCGAGAAGAGGACGGTGGCGCCGAAACGAACGGTCAGGCTGTACCGGTAGTTGTAGGCCCGGTTGAGAGCTGGGGCGAAGAGGCCAATCTCCCAACCCTTTGCGCTCGAGGATGTCTCATTCTCGAAGGTCAGGCCGGGCAGCGTGGGGAAGCGCCCAAGGTCATAGCATGGCGTCAGGTCTACCACCGCTCTGCGGTGCTCGCCGCTCAGGACCGCTGTCAGCTGACCGGCCGATTGGAGCCAACAGTTCCCTGCCGGCGGATTCAGGACCATCGCCGCAGCGAACTCGTTGGTCGAGACGTGGAAGTCCTCGGCCTCGTTGTGGTATTTGAAGGTTGGCGTCTGTCCGGCGACGGCGTTCACGGGTTGGGAGACGGACTGGTCACAGGTCACGGCCGTCTCGGCACCGCTCGTCCCGAACGTCTCGACGGTCGTCTGATACGTCACAACCACGAGGAGCGCCGGGTTGGTGGGTGCAGCCGTGAACGTGGCCAGAAGCGACGGATATGGCGCCAGGTTCCGCGGGTAGTCTGCCGCGGGAACCTGCTCGGAAGAGATGGTCTGGCTCGTCGCGGAGTTCTCGACGGAGAAGGTCATCGTGCCTGGGATTGGGCCGCTGTCCGTGATCGTTCCCGTGTCGAGTTCGGCGTATACGGGTTCGGGTCCGAAGGCGACCTGCGATCCGACTTCTATCGATAGAGATGGACCGGTGACGGAGTCACAGGCGGACCCGGGCGGCGTCGCGGCTGCAGCTGGCGCCGCTATGAGAGCCGCCAGCGCGAGGCCGACGGTCAGGGCGCCCCCAAGCCGCCGGGCCGATCTACCACAAAACCGGTCTGATTTTCTTGCGCGCTCGTTTATGGGTGGGTACGGTTTGGTCATCAGGTCGCGAGTGTGTACCGAGGGTCGGCGGAACTCGCAGCGGCAGGATCCGCGATGAAGGAGAGAGCCTCATGGGGGACACGGACGAGCGGCGACTCATAGTCCACCAGGGCGGTCACGGCGATGATGTGGCGACGAAGACCGCCGAGGCGTCGCGGGTTCTCGCGGAGCTGGCGGTCATGCTGCCCGCTTCGGACGTTTTGCAGGAGTCGGTGGAGGCGCTGTCGCGGTGTCTTTCTCGACGGCTGCGAGGAGTCCCGCCGCAACGAGCCGCTCGACCAGATCGTTGAGCGACTGCTCGATGCGCGCGAGCGCGGCGGTTGTCGGGTCCTGGACCTCGAATGGGTCTGGGGTGCTGGTCTTGTCGGGTTCGGGAGCCATGAGATCCGCGACATCGCACTCGAGGATTCGGGCGAGTTCCTCGAGCGTGTCGGGGTTCGGCTGGTGCAGGCCCTTCTCCCAGCGGTAGAGCTGGTTCTCGTTCACGCGGCCGGACATCTGGCTGACGACATCGGGCCGGGATAGGTTCAGCGCTTCTCGGCGTTCGCGTATGCGTTCGCCCAGCCGTTCGAGGAAGGCGGCAGCCATCAATTGCAGCCTAAGGCGCTGCGCGTGGCTTGTCCCCATCATTTGTCGCGACAGGTCTTGACGAGTCATTTCGCGAGTAGTATTGTCGCCACTAGATGACGAGTCAAGCGGCCAATCAAATCGTGACGACCATCGGGCGCAACATCCGCTCCGCGCGGATCGCGGCAGGCCTCACTCAGCGAGCACTGGCCACCAAGCTGGGACTCGACATTCGGGCGGTGAATCGCTGGGAGCGCGCGGGCATCATGCCGAGCGCGCAGAACCTCGCGAAACTCGCCGATGAGCTTGGCCACGACCCAGGCTGGTTCTATACCGACCACGCCGAGCAGGCGGCGGCGTGATGTCGGATCGCGAGCCGAGGATCTCCGTGCGGCTGGATGTCTCCATCCAGCGCCCGCCTGCCCCTTGGTCGCCTGCGCTGCTCGCTGAGCTATTCGACTCGGCTTTCGGCCCCGGGTGGCGGAAGGAGCGCGCGAAGGCGGTCGATCTCAGCGGCGAGCAGCGGGATCAGCTCGGTGACCGCGTCGAGCATGTGCCGGTGGCCGTCGACTATGGCTTTCAGCTGATCGCTTCGGTCGCTGTTCGTCGTGATGGCGGCGACGATCTTGGCGATTTCGCGGTTCGCCATCTCGAAGCGTTGCGCGACCAGTTGGAGCGTGTTGTCGTCTGGTGCCGCGATGAGGCGGAAGCTAACCGCTCCGACACCGGCGAGCAAGCATGACCCCCAGGTTTTTCAGTCTCCGCGTCGTCGTGTCCCGCGCGTCCACCCTGCCGGGTGCCCATAGCGGCGTGCGGCTCTCCTCCCGCACGACGGCACGGAGAAACCTTGACGGTCTTGCCGCGCCCCCGGCAAGCGAGCAGGCTGGAGCCGCCTCCGTGGCCGGTCTGCTCACCGTTGCGCGTCGCCCGTCCTCGTCCCGCGGGCGGCGCGCAACCCCTAACTCCACGGGGGCGACGGGATGAGCTACCGGGTCGATCCGGACGCGTACTGCACCGAGGACGGGTGCACGAACCCGCGTGCGACGGGAATGGACGTGTGCGCTCAGCACGTGTATCTCGGCCGGTTGAGCGGCCAGCCGTTCTACCAGCGCGAGGAGGAGCAGCTGGATCCGGAGGTGGCGGCGCTGAAGGAGCTGTTCGCGCTCGACGCCGCCCCCGAGCCAGCGGCGGGACTGCGTGCCGCGGTGTCGCCTGTCGAGGCTTACGACCGGGCGATGCGGCTTCTCGCCCGGGTGCCGGACGGATCGAAGATCAAGGCCGTCGGCGAAGCGCTCCGCGTTGACGGCACAGAGCTGGTGAAGCTGTGTTTGGCGCGTGTCGCGGCGACGATGGAGGCGTGCACGGCTGATGAGGCTGCGGCGTCTGACGAGCAGGACGAGGCGCGGCTGATCGCCGGTCACTTGTACGGGATGGCAGTGGAGATTTTCGCTGCCGGGCTTGAGGTTGGCCGCAGCGAGATCCGGCTGCCGTCGCTCGGCCCGTCCGAGTTCGAGATGGACCGGCAGGACGACATGCTGCTCGATGCGCAGGACGCTGAGGCGGCCGAGCGTGAGGACGGCGAATCGTGAACCCGGGCGAGGTCATTGCGGTCACGTTCTGGGGTCTCGTCGTGACCGGCTGCGGGTATGGGCTCTCCTGCGACCTGCGCCGCTGGCTCGGCAGGCGCGTCACCCGCCGGCAGCTTCTCGCGCTGAACGCCGAGCTTGATCGCGCCCTCGAGTATCAGAACGCGGTCAACGCGATGCTCGCCGCGCAGATCCCGTTCCCGGACGGCGAGACGTTGGACAGGCTCCGCGTTGAGCTGGCTGAGATCCAGAATCTCCCGACCGTTGAGCCGGTCAGGCGGCTGCGATGACCGCGCACGCCTTCTCGAGCAGCTCGGCCGTCGCGGCTTCGATGCTCGACGCGTACACGTGCCCGCAGACCCGCAAGCACGGGTTCGCGAGCCGGGCGAAGGCGCGCCGGTTCATCAATAGCCGCAAGGGCAGCCCAGGCTTCGTCGCCCGCAACGAATACCGCTGCCCCTCATGCGGGCAATGGCATATCACGAGCCAGGGCAGCGCGCGGTGAAGCTCCTCGCGTTTTTCACTGGCCGCCTGCTGCGCGACCCGGACGCTGAGCGTCGCCGCCAGCTCATCGGCGAGCGCGCCGCGACCCTCCAGCTCTACAGCACTTCCACCCGCCGGGTGACCGGCACCCCAAAAAACGCGCCCGGGCTGCGATCAACACCCCGGGCGCACGACCACGGAGGCACCCGTGACCGCAGCGAACATTGACACACCCGACGGCTTGACCGACGAGGAGCAAGCCTACGTCGACGGTCTGCGCGAGCTGGCCGACTGGCTTGAAGCGCATCCCGCAGCCCGTCCATCGTTCGGCGGCTTCGACCCGGTGAGGCTGCTCTGGCCGTGCGGAGACAGCAGGGATGGACTCGCCGCCGCGGCTCGCGTCCTCGGCCGCGCAGCGAAGAGCAGCGACTCGAAGTGGGTGAACGTCACGCGCCTCTTCGGTCCACACCAGATCCAGGCGTATGCCAGCCACGAGGCCGTCTGCGAACGGGTCGTCGTCGGCACCGAGACAATCGAGACTGAGGTCCCTGATCCGGAGGCGCTCAAGAACGTCCCGACGATCAAGGTCACCGAGACCGTGGAGCAGGTCGAGTGGCGCTGCCCACCGAGTCTTCTCGCCGCGACGGAGGGACCCTCGTGAGCGGCTATGACGACATCCTCGGGCCGCCTGTCGACCCTCGGTATCGGATCGCGGTGGAACTTCAACGCCAGCGGCGGCCTGCGCCGCCTATCGCGTGCACGCCGACCGATCTTGAGGAGACTGGCGACGGCTGGGTAGGGCTCCTGGTCGTTCTCGGCGACGAGGGCTGGGTGCTTTCCGAGCGCCGCTCGGATGGGCGGACGGTGCTGTGGGCGAACAACGGTAATGGCAGCTATGTCTGCGGCGTCTACGGTGATACGGCGAAGGACCGCGCTCTCGCGTTGTTCAAGAAGCTGTACTCCGATGAGCCTGACGCGATCGCGTGTGCGAGCGCCTTCTGGCCACCACCCGCGCCGGTAGCGCAGATCGGAGCGCGGCTATGACCGCGACCACGGAACTCCGCTGGGAGCCGGGAAGCCTCCCCGCCACCGTGCTTGAGCGGATCCTGCTCGACGTCCTCGCCGACCTGTACCGCGCCACCCCACGGTACGAGCACACCACCGGATTCCGGGAGCGCCACTACCGCGAACGCCTCGAACAGATCTCCGAGGCCGCGACCGGCATCCCCCTCTGCGGACTCCCCGCACGGACCAACGGCCGGGAGGTCACCGAAGCGGAGGTTGACACCGCCGTCCAACGGTTTCACGCCACCTACGGGCAGGTCTACAGCGCGTCCGCCGTGAGCGCCGGCCCGCAGCAGGCGCACGACGAAGCCGTCCAAGAAGGCATCGAAGCCGTCCTCACCGGCCCCCCGTGCGCCGGGTTCGGATCGGCGATCCCTGTCACCCGCGAAGAGTTCGAAACCGGGGGTGCAGCGTGACGACCGTCCCGCACCGCATCAGCACCTACCGCGAAGACGGCAGCGCATCAGCTCGCCGTCAGCAGCGCGGTCACCTCAAGCGCAACGACCACGTCTCCGCGCGCGAACTCCGCCGCGAGCAAGAACGCCGTGAACGCAAACACCGCGCACGGTGGCTCGAGGTGACGGCATGACCGCGCCGGGGATCCACATCATGAGCGCCGAGGCGTATCACGGCGATCCGTGTGACCGGCCGAGCCTGAGCGCGTCGATCGCTCACATCCTGCTCGACAAGAGCCCGCTGCACGCCTGGTACGCGCACCCGCGTTTGAACCCCGACTTCGTCCGCAAGGAAGAGAAGAAGTTCGACGTCGGCACCGCCGCGCACGCCCTCCTGTTCGAGGACACCCAGCCCGCGATCATCGACGCGCCCGACTGGCGAACGAAGAAGGCGCAAGAAGAACGCGACGAAGCACGCGCCGCCGGCCTCACACCTCTGCTCGCCAAGCAAGCCGTCGAGGTGACCGCCATGGTCGACGCAGTCCGCGGCCAGCTCGACGAGCTCGACATCGACCCGCCCCTGTTCCGAGAAGGGACGCCCGAGAAGACGCTCGTGTGGGAAGACACCGGCGGCGTCATCTGCCGCGCGCGCGTGGACTACCTCCACGACGACTACACCGCGATCGACGACATGAAGACCGCCGGGCGGTCCGCGAACCCGTTCCAATGGACGCGCAACACGCTCTGGTCGATCGGAGCAGACGTGCAGGTCGGATTCAACCGCCGGGCCGTGAAAAAGCTCACCGGCCAGGACGCATGGTTCCGGTACGTCGTCGTCGAGACCGCGCCGCCTTACGCCCTCTCGATCGTGGACCTCTCACCCGCCGCTCTGGCGCTCGCTGACGCGAAGGTCGAGAAGGCGATCGCCATCTGGCGCCGCTGCCTGGACACCGACGTCTGGCCGTCCTATCCGCAGCAGGTCGTGAGCGCCGAGCCGCTCCCGTGGCACGAAGCCGCGTGGTTAGAGCAGCAGGCGATCGAAGAGGAGCTGGCCGCGTGAGCCCGTTCACGATCAGACCAGCGAAGCGAGAGAACGTGTGGCTCCTCCTCGGCCTCGCTGGCGGTACCGGCAGCGGGAAGACCTACAGCGCGATGCGCCTCGCGAAGGGACTCGCCGGCGACGCGCGATTCGGAGCTGTCGATACCGAGAACGGGCGGGCGTCGCACTATGCGGACGAGTTCGCGTTCGACGTGGTCGACCTGGGCGCCCCGTTCCGACCTGAGCGGTACAGCGAAGCGATCCAGACCCTCGCCGACGCCAACTACCCCGTGATCGTCGTCGACTCGATGACGCACGAGTGGGACGGCGACGGCGGGATGCTCGAGTGGCATGAGCAGGAGATGGGCGGCCGCGAGGCCAAGAATCTCGCGGGGTGGATCAAGCCGAAGATGGCGCACCGCAAGTTCGTCACCCACCTGCTGCAGCTCCACGCGCACATCATCCTGTGCTTCCGCGCCGCCGAGCGCGTCGAGATGGTCAAGAACCCGCAGACTGGGAAGCAAGAGATCGTCCCTAAGCGGTCGCTGACCGGCCTTGATGGGTGGGTGCCGATCTCGGAGAAGACGCTGCCGTTCGAGCTCACCCTGTCGCTGCTGCTGACCCCGGACGCGCCGGGGATCCCGAAGCCGATCAAGCTGCAGCAGCAGCACCGGCTCCTGCTGCCGCTCGACCAGCCGATCAGCGAACAGACCGGCATCGCGCTCGCGCAGTGGGCACGCGGCGACGCCGGCAAAGAAGACCCTGAGGAGCTGCCCGAGTTGATCACCGACGTTCTCGCGATCTCTGACCAGCTTGGCAAGCGTGACGAGACGACCGCGGCGATCACCAAGAACCGCAGGAAGAACGCCGCGAACCTCGCCGCGCACGCCGACTGGCTCCGCGGCCTGCTGGACCGCGGTCGCGTGCAGGTCGACGCGCTCGCCGCCGAGCCCGAGCAGGACCCATTCGCGGACCTTCCGCCCACAGAGCCGTCTGACCCAACCCCAACCGAGGAGTAGATGATGGGAACCCTCACCGACGATCGATCCGCCACCCAGCTCCGCGAGGAGAAGGAGGCGCGCGAAGCCCGTGAAGAAGCCAAGCACGCGGAGGAGCGGGAGCGTGCCGAGCTCGTGCAGGCCGAAGAGGCCGCAGCGACACGAGCGGCCGCGACCCAGAACGGCCACGGCCGGAACGGCGCTAACGTCGACGCGCAAGACGGCCTGTTCGACACCGTCATCGAAGACAGCGCTCTCGAAGAAGCCTTGGAGGCTCGTGAGAAGGTCAAGGCATCACGTGCCGCGTTGAACGCCAAGTTCCGGGAGGCCGACGAGACAGCGAAGGGTCTGCTCTCCGCGCTCGGCCTTGAGAAGGACACCGTGGTGCGGATCGGACGGTTCCGGATCACGCTGAGCGAGATCGAAGCGCGGTCAGTCTCGTTCGAGACCGAGGCGTCCGAGCGGCTCACGATCACCGCTGCCGACTGACATGGGCGCGTCCTCACCAATGCGCCCGGTTCACGTCGGGCGCCGAATCAAGCTCTACCGGGCCGAGAGGGGTGTCCACGCCTATCCCGGGCTGCATCTCTGGCTCGGCCCTAAATACGGGCACCTGCGTCTCTGGCCGCCGAAGCTGGTGCGCGGGTGACTCAGCTTCGTTTCTTCGTGCCCGGCCGCCCCCAGACGGCCGGGTCCAAGACCGCGGTTCCGATGGGCGCCCGCATGGGCGTCATCGAGGCCGGCTCGAAGGCATCCCGGCTGCGGAAGAAGACGTGGCGGGGGGATCTCCGCGACGCGGCGCTCACCGCCCTCGATGACGCGAGCGTTCATGGGCTGATCCGTGACCCTGTCGCGCTGACCGTAGTGATCGTGCGTCGCCGGCCGGTTGCGCAGGTACGCACCGGCCGTCACGCCGGCGAGGTCAAGGAGTGGGCCAGCGCGCTGCTGCCCGTCGAGCGTCCTGACACCGTCAAGATCGTCCGCGCCGCCGAGGACGCCCTCACTGGCGTCGTGTGGGTCGACGACTCGCAGATCGTCCGGCACTCCCTGCACAAGGCGTTCGGCGACCAGGTCGGCCTTACGTCGACCGTGGAGGGCCTGTTTGTAGCGGTTGACCCTGTTGCCGGGTATATGGGCCCGCAGATCAGCTTCACCGTCCGAGATATGGCGGTCGCAGCGTGAGACCTCGGATCCGGACCCTCAAGCCCGAGTTCTATGGCGACGAGCTCGTGTGCGCCATCAGTCGGGACGCGCGCCTCACCACGGTGGGCCTGATCAGCGCCGCTGATGATCGCGGTCGCCTGGAGTTCAGTGTCCCCGCGATCCGCGGGTTTGTGTTCCCGCGCGACAAGCTCTCGGACCGGCACGTCGCCCGGTGGATCGCGGAGATCACCGGCATCGGTATCGCCGTTGTCTATGAGGTGACGTGGCCCTATCTGTGGCTCCCGAACTTCTGGAAGCACCAGGTCATCAACCGGCCAACCGAGTCTGTGCTGCCACCGCATCCCGACGATCCCTACGGGGAGTTTCCTGTCGCCGAAGCGATGAAGAAATTCCGTGAGGACTCAGTGGTTAATCACGGAGGGCTCACTCCCTCACGCGCAGGCGCGCGTTCCAGTTCCATTTCCCTTCCTGGTGTTGACGTTCGAACTACACCAACCGATGTGGCGCGTGAGGCGCGCAAGGTCATAGACCAGGACCAGCTTCCTGACGACTTTGATCTGGAGCTCAGCGCTCGTGCTCTCGAGGTACTCGCCGTGCTCCTCGGGGTTCAGGCGGAGCGGGGTGGCACCGTCCCGACGTTGCGTGGGGTGGGGCTGGCGATGCGCCGGTTCCCCGGTCGTGATCACCTCAGGGTCGTTCGGGAACTTGAGCACTGGGCGCTTGCTGGAACGGGGCAGCGTAAGACGGTGCGGGACTGGGCGCGTACTTTCGGCACGTTCCTCGACGGGTCGGAGGATGCGACACCGTCGCGTAGCGGGAACGGCAATGGCGGTCGCCCGAAGGCGTCGGTCGCGAAGCGCAACGAGCTGATGGGCCTATGACCGAGCCGCGTCATAGCCAGCCGAAGCCGCTGCACTTCCTCGGTCTGGCGGAGCGGCTCGGCGTTGATCTCAACGCTGCAGTCGCGGAGGCGCAGACGGCGACCGGCCAAAGGTATTTGTCGCACGCCGAGCTCGCCGACCGTCGCGGCTGGAAGGACCGCGACGTCTGCTCGGGGCAGCTGGTGGTGTTGGATCGCGACGATCGGGTTTGGGTGGTGAGGTGCGATGTTTGTGGGTGGGAGGGCGGCTTGCCGGAGCGCGAGGCGGACCCGAAGGCTCGGGCTAGCTGGCTGGTTGACCGGGCTGGGCTGCCGGAGCGGTTTCTCTCCAAGCAGTTCGAGAAGACGTCGGCGGCGAACGAGTTCACTCGCCGGTCGCTGTGGTCATGGATCGCGTCTGAAAGGCTGGCGCCGGCGCCGGCGTTGTTCGGGTTGCCGGGCCGCGGCAAGACGCACTTGTTCGTGTTCGTGCTTCGGGAGCTCGTGGTTCGGCGTCAGAAGCCGGTGCTGTTCCGTACCGCGCCGCAGCTTCTGTCTGATCTGCAGGCGGCGATGAACACGCCGGGCTATGACGAGCAGTGGCGCCAGCTTGTGAGCACGCCGCTGTTAGCCCTCGATGATCTCGGTGCGGAGATGGACACTGACTGGCGGACGGACCGGATCGCTGCGCTCGTCGATGAGCGCTACCGGGCCGATTTGCCGTTGGCGGTTACGACGAACATCGCGCCGGACCGGTGGGATGACGCGTTTGATGGTCGGACCGCGAGTCGGCTGCGGGAGATGACGTTCCCGCTCGAGCTTGTCGGCGATGACCGTCGCGTGAACGACGGTAAGCAGCTTGCGCTTGTTGGCGCGCCTGCAGTCTCTCAACTCGAAGGGAAGGACTGAGCTATGGGCACAGTGACGGTGGAGCTGTCGGCTCCGGAGCGCACGCTGCTGCAGCGTCAGGAGGCGCTGATCAAGGCGAACGTGGTGCGGAGCAAGCGGAAGGATTTGAAGCGTGATCTGAAGGCTGGCCGCGAGTCGGTGGTGTCGCTGCTGCTCGATCCGCCGGAGGAGCTGCTGACCATGAAGGTGATGGACCTGCTGCTCGCTTTGCCGAAGTGGGGGAGCGTGAAGGTGAACCGTGTTCTGCGGGTGCACCGGATCTCGCCGTCGAAGACGATCGGCGGGTTGTCTGAGAGGCAGCGTGGCGAGCTGCTCGGAGCGCTGCGATGAGCGTCGACACGCAGAACGACACCGACCGACTGGCAGAGGTGTTCCGCCAGCTCAGCGGCCCGGAACGCCAACTCCTCGTCTGCGCGCTCGCCGGTAACCATCCGCCCAACCTCGCACCGATTAGGCCACGGGTGCTGCGGGGATTGGCCAAGGCCGACGCACGCCTTACTCGGGAGCTTCGCGCTGAGGCGCGTGCCGCGACTGTGGGTCAGCCATGGACGGACGCCGACGGCACCCATGCCCACGAGTGGGGCCCGTGGCAGGCCGACCCGATCGGTGCTGTGCGCGTGTGCGCATGCGGCGCGTTTGAAGCGAGGCACGAAGGATGAGCCAGTCGACTGCGATCGAGTGGACCGACGTGAGCTGGAACCCGGTGCACGGGTGCAGCAAGGTCAGCCCGGGATGCGCGCACTGTTACGCGGCGACGCTGAGCCTGCGATACGGGCAGACGAAGAAGCCGTGGACGCCAGCGAACGCTGCCGAGAACGTGATGTTGAAGCCGCACAAGCTGCGGGAGCCGCTGAGCAACGCGAAGGAGTGGCGTGGCCTCGGCGCCGCAGCGGCGGCGGCTGGGATGGCGGACGGGAAGCTTGTGTTCGTCAACTCGACGAGCGATCTGTTCCACGAGGAAGTGCCGTCGACCTTCATCATCGACGTGTTCAACGTGATGGGGGAGGCGCGCCAGCACACGTTTCAGATCCTCACCAAGCGCCCCGAGCGGATGGCGAACATGCTGCGTTCATGGCCGCTGCGCGAGCACTGGCCGAACGTGTGGCTCGGCGTGTCGATCGAGAATCGGCGGTTCGCCGGTCGGGCGGACTGGCTCCGGCTAATCAGCCCGGCGGTGAGGTTCATCTCGGCCGAGCCGTTGCTGGGCCCGCTCGTTGGCATGGAGAAGCGCCAGCAGGACTACCCGATCCGGGCTGGACGACCGCACGGTGTTGTTCAAGAGACGTGGCGCCCCGGGCTCGACCTGACCGGCATCGACTGGCTGATCATCGGCGGCGAGAGCGGCCCTGGACATCGTCGGATGGACTTGCAGCGGGCGCGGGACCTGAGAGACGCGGCGCAGCACGGGGGGACCGCCCTGTTCGTGAAGCAGCTCGGCGGAGCGCGCCCCGGAACCGAGCTGGAGGACCTGCCGGCTGACCTGCGTGTGCGCGAGTTTCCGACGCGGGCGGAGGCCACGGCGTGAGCGCGACGGCCATCGAGCCGGTTGGGTACGAGGAGTTCCTTCGGTCGAAGGCGACGATCGCGACGGTCGACGGGTTCGAGATCGACGACTCGGAGATCAACTCGATCCTGAAGCCGCACCAGCGCGAGATCGTCCGGTGGGCTGTCGCTGGTGGCCGGCGGGCGATCTTCGCCGCGTTCGGTGTCGGGAAGAGCGTCTGCCAGCTCGAGGTCCTCCGTCTGACGTTGGAGCGCGCCGGCGGCCGCGGGCTGATCGTGTGCCCCCTCGGCGTGCAGCAGGAGTTCGCTCACGACGCCGCGATGCTCGGCATGGAACTCGTCCGGATCCGGACCACGGCCGAGGCGCAGGACCTGGAGCGCGGGCAGATCGCGATCACGAACTACGAGCCGGTCCGCGACGGGAAGCTCGACCCCAACCACTTCACGGTTGTGACCCTCGACGAGGCCGCGATCCTCCGCTCGTTCGGCAGCAAGACCTACCAGTCGTTCCTCGCTCTTTTCGACGCGGTTCCTTACCGGTTCGTCGCGACCGCGACGCCGTCGCCGAACCGGTTCAAGGAGCTGATCCACTACGCCGCGTTCCTTGGGATCTTGGACACGGGGCAGGCGCTCACGCGGTTCTTCAAGCGCGATAGCTCGCAGGCGGGGAACCTCCAGCTGCTGGAGTCGCAGGAGGCGAACTTCTGGCTGTGGCTCGCGTCATGGTCGGTGTGGCTGCAGTCGCCGGCGGAGCTGTGTGTCTGCGTGTGCCACGCGGCGGCGGCCGGACCCGGGAGCTGCGACGCCTGCTGCTGCAGCCAATACGTCCTCCCGGAACTCCGTCTGGTCGAGCACCAGATCGCGGTCGATCACCTCGCGAACGTAAAGCTCGAGCGCGACGGGCAAACCTACCTGCTGAACGACGGGGCGTTGAGCTTGCAGGCCGCCGCCGCGGAGAAGCGGGCAACGATTTCGGCGCGTGTCGCAAAGCTGATCGAGATCGTCGACGGCTACCGGAAGGCGAACCCAGCAGAGGACCAGCTGATCGTCTACTGCCATCTCAACGATGAGCAGCACGCAATCGAGAAGGCCTTCGCCGAGCGGGGTCTGTCGTTCTCCTCGATCGACGGGTCACTCCCGACCGATGAGGTTGAGCGCAGGCTCGCCGAGTGGAAGGCCCGCAGCACGTACGCGCTGATCGGTAAGCCGGTAATGCTCGGCGTCGGGCTAAACCTGCAGCAGTGCAACAAGATGGTGTTCGTCGGGATCGACTACCGGTTCCACGACACCATCCAGGCCGTCCACCGCATCCAACGATTCGGGCAGGCGCGACGGTGCGAGGTGCACCTTATCTACGCCGAATCTGAGCGGGAGATCCTCGCGACACTCCTCGGCAAGTGGCGTCAGCACGAGCAGCTGACCGCAACGATGAGCGACCTCATCGAGGCTCACGGCCTGTCCCGCTCAAGCGTCGAGACCGCGCTCGCCCGCTCGCTCGGCGTCGAGCGTGTCGAGGCATCCGGTGAGAACTGGCGGCTCGTGAACAACGACTGCGTCCCCGAGGTCGCCAGCATGGAGGAGAACTCGGTTGGGCTGATCGTCACCAGCATCCCGTTCAGCAACCACTACGAGTACACGCCCGCCCACGAGGACCTCGGGTTCACCGAAAGCAACGAGCACTTCTGGCAGCAGATGAGCTTCCTCACCCCGCAGCTTCTCCGGGTGCTGCAACCGGGCCGGATCTACGCGTGCCACGTGAAGGACCGCATCCTGTTCGGAAACGTCACCGGCGCCGGGCTGCCCACGAGTTCGCCGTTTCATGCCGAGGCGATCATGCACGGCCGCGAGCACGGCTTCGACTACCTCGGAATGATCACCGTCGTCACCGACGTCGTCCGCGAGAACAACCAGACCTACCGGCTCGGATGGTCAGAGAACGCGAAGGACGGCACCAAGATGGGCGTCGGCTCGCCCGAGTACGTGCTGCTGTTCCACAAGCCGCAGTCCGACCGGTCCCGCGGGTACGCGGACGTGCCGGTCGCGAAAGACAAGGCGTCCTATAGCCGGTCGCGGTGGCAGGTCGACGCCCACGCCTTCTGGCGCTCCTCCGGTGACCGTCATCTCACCCCCGACGAGCTCGCGGCGCTGACACCCGAGCAGCTCTCTCGCACGTTCACCGAGCAATCCCTGCAGGCGGTGTACGACTACGAGTCGCACGTCCGGATCGGGGAGACACTCGACGACCGCGGCGCGCTGCCAGCGACGTTCATGTCGCTCGCGCCGGGGTCTCATCACCCGGACGTGTGGCACGACATCCACCGGATGCGGACCCTCAACGGCGAGCAGTCCCGCCGGGGCCTGGTGCAGCACATCTGCCCGCTGCAGCTCGACCTGATTGACCGGCTCATCGTCCGCTATTCCAACCCCGGCGATCTCGTCCTGGACCCGTTCAGCGGGCTTGCGTCCGTCCCCGTCCGGGCCCTGGCCGCCGGCCGGCGCGGCCTCGGGGTAGAGCTGAACGCTGGCTACTTCCGTGACGGCGTGAAGTACTGCGAGGCCGCGGAGCGCGAGCACTCTATGCCGACCCTGTTCGACGCGCTTGACGCGGCCATGGAGCCAGCAGCGTGACCGCTCAGTGGATTCCCGGTCAGAAACGCCTCCCCGACCTCAGCCGCGCACGCGGCTGGTGCCCCGGACGCAGCTGCCCACGCACATCCTGCGGGCCGCGCACCGCACCCGACAAGTGCACGTGCCTCACCTGCAGCTGCGAGCGGTGCCGGACTCGCGCCGCCCGTAGCGGCAAACTCGCCAACAGGCCCATCTTCACCCAGGCGGCCGCCTATCAGCCGTCGCTATTCACACCACCAACAGGAAGGACGCAATGACCAAGCAGCGCCTCCCCGTCCGCCAGGGCGACATCGTGCTCATCCCCATCACCAAGCGGCAGATCCCGAAGGGACTTGCCACCGTCGATCGTGACAACCGCGGCCGGATCGTCCTCGCTGAGGGTGAGACAACCGGCCACGCGCACGCCATCCTCGAGAACCCCGCGACCCTGTTCCGGCAGGCCGACCTCGACGAGATGGCCGACCGGTTCCTCGCCGTCGAGAAGGAGGGGGTCGAGCTCGTGCACGAGGAGCACGGCACCATCAAGCTCGACAAGGGGAACTACATCGTGCGGCACAAGCGCGAGTACGTCCCGCGCGAGATCCCGCGGGCGGTAATCGACTGATGACCGCGCCCCGCCAGCGGCCCCGCACCGTCGCATATCGAGTCGGCTACCGAGTCGGCTACTGGCTTGGCGTGCGTATCAGCGGGCCGCTGGCATGGGCGCTCTGGCAGATCAAACCACTCCGACCCAGGCTCGCCCGGTGGGCGATGAAAGGACTCGAATGATGAAGACACAGACCGCATTCGACCGGGCATGGGAAGCGACCATGGACACAACCACGGTCGCCCTAGCGCACGCCGTCACACCCCCCGGATACCAGGTCCGGCGCGTCTGGCGCTGGGCGACCGTTCTCCGGGTCGGACGTCTCGTTATTCGCAAGCGCCGGAGGCTCGTCTGATGGCCGATCGCCTCCTGAACAAGCTCACCTCCGATCAGGAGGCGCTCATCCCAGCCGTCCGCGACGAATGGCTCGCGGTCGGCTTGCAGTCAACGCCAGCCGCCCGCAAGGAAGCCGAAGAGGGCGTTGCGGCTGCCTACCGGGCGGCTGGCCTCGAACCTCCGCGCATCATCGTCTGGCTTGACTCCCCGCTCGCCGGCGCGATCGGCACGACCTACCTCCAGCGTCTCCTTGAGACGCTGGAGGGCCAGGTTTGGGACCAGGTTGGGGACCAGGTTCGGGACCAGGTTTGGGACCAGGTTCGGGACCAGGTTTGGGGCCAGGTTGGGGACCAGGTTGGGGGCCAGGTTTGGGGCCAGGTTGGGGACCAGGTTCGGGACCAGGTTAGGGACCAGGTTAGGGGCCAGGTTGGGGACCAGGTTGGGGACCA